CGAAAGCCTGCTTGGTTCCGTACTTTCACTTGGAACACAACCCAAGGTGTTGGTCTCAATCTTACTAACATTGATGTCCAGCCTTATGCCCAAATTGCTACGGGTGGTGCGACACATTTTCCACCAGTTTCGTTCGTAGCATCTTTCTTTAGAATGTGGCGTGGTTCGATACGTTACAGGTTTAAGGTGGTTAAGACAGAATTTCATTCGGGCAGATTGGAATTCTGCTTCTTTCCAGAAGCTTGGTACCAGGCCTATACAGGAGATGCGACATATGTACAGAGAAACATTGTAGATATACGAGAACATTCAGAATTTGACTTCGTCATACCATACATTTGTGACATGAATTATACCTCAGTTAGGACTGGTTCATTTAGAGTAAATGTTGTGGATCCATTAGTTGCGCCTGCAACAGTTAGCTCCACTGTAACTATTTTGTGTGAGATATGTGGCGGCGAAGATTTGGAGTTTGCTATTCCTGCCACTTTCAATGCCACACCAACAATGTTTGTACCTCAATCAGGTTTGGGTGGCGAAGTCAACAAGCTTCTTGAGGTCAACATCGGCAACTCCAACGTTGTTGCCAATCCGCACGTCTCGTCATCTATCAGTGTGGGTGATAAAGTCTCTTCATTTAGGTCTTACTTGAAGAGATTCCATGTCGTTCGAGGTATTGATGCAACTACTAGTTCTGTTACCATGTGGAATGGCACTAATTTCTCAATGATACCTGACGTACTTTTCGGTACCACAACTGTGCCAGGCAACACTTATATACGTTCCGACATATATTCAACGGTTGCGAGTTGTTACGCAATTACTCGAGGTGGTATCCGTATTCGTAACGTCATAAATAAAGGGCTTTTGACAGGTACCCAGTTTAATGGTCCGTCAATGGTCAAAACTGTTTGTGAAGCCACGAATTCAGCTGGCTTCAATTTAAACCCTGTTATTTCAGGCACAGGCGGTGTTGAAGAACCGCCAAACGCACACATTTCATTTCAAGATGTGCGAAACAATGGGATCATCACACATGAGATCCCACAATATACACATACATATGCTAGATCAGTATGTGACCAAACCTTTTATCAAGGTACGGGTGCATATGGGGTAGCTTCTAGTTTTGAC